ACCAGAGATAAACAAATATTTGATAATACTGGTGATAGATTTAAAAATGGAATTATCGTTGATGAATTTAAAGGACACCAAGTTGGTGATACCAGCGATCCAGGTTATTTAACTGCTATGGACCCTGAGCTAGGTGAAGCAAGACCTTCATTTACTAGTGCTAATGTCGGAATTAGAAATGCTGACATGGACAACTCTAGTGGGACTGGAGCAGATGTTGCAGGACCTGGAATTACTTCACTTCACCCAGCAGGCACTGCTCAAATTGGTAAAGAAGATTTAATTAGAATGCCAATAACATCTGTTAATACTTTAATCGAACAAGAATTTGCATCGATTTCAGTAAGTGTTAATCCTTTTGATGTAGCATCTTGGGTAGGAGAAATTGACTTATCGCCTTCAACTGATGAGTGGAGAGATACCAATCGTCGGCCTGAAGTTATTATTAAGCAAGATGGAAATGCCGATGCTATAATGAATATTATGAATGAGCAATTGGCTTCAATTGGAACTCGTTGGAATGAATGGAATACTACTTGGAGTGGAGTAACAGATACTAAGAATTTAGGCTGGCAGACAATGGGTGGAGCTCAGAAAATTTTTGGTAGTGCGGCCAAACATACAAGAAATTGTAAGTGTGGTCATAGAAATACGATTACTGTTCCGGCTTTTGGTGGTGGAACATTGAGTATCAATCACCAAACCCGAGCTAGAATTAAAGTAGAAACTAGAACAATTGAGACTGAACAAATTAGAGAAGGTATTCAACAATTTGCTAGGGCTGAAACAGTCACCGAATCATTAGGAGATAAAGTAGTTGATGTTTCTTTCGTACCATTTATTCGTTCAAGAAAAGTATTTTTCGATGCAACTGGATTTAAACCAAATACCATATTATATCCATTCTTTGATGATGTAGATATAAGTGGATATGCATTTGGTGATTCGACATATATGCCATCTGGTGTAGTACGTAAGTTTGTTGATGACAGTACTAGACAAGATTTTACTGACGTTGCAGCCTCGGGTGTGACTTCGGGTACTATTACTACAGACGAATCGGGTCGAGCATCTGGGTATTTCGTAATTCCAAATACTGAAGCTCAAAGATTCAGAACTGGGGAAAGAGAATTTAGATTAATTGATAATACACAAAACAATTTGACTACAACTACAACATACGGCAATACTACTTATACTGCTCGTGGGATGTTACAAACTGTAGAAGAACAAATATTATCTACTCGAAAAGTTACAATTGATGAGAGAAAAGTTTTTGATAACAGAACTTTAAGTCGGACTGAAACTGCTGCAACTGCAGTTAAACACGTTGACCCATTAGCTCAAACATTCTTAGTAGATAGTGACCAGTATCCTCAAGGTGTATTCTTAAAGGACCTTGATTTATTCTTTGAGAAGAAACATGCTACACTGCCAGTTAGGATTCAAATTGTGACTGCTGAAAATGGTATACCTACTCAAAAAGTAGTTCCGTTCTCTAAAGTACAAAAACTACCTACAGACGTAAACATATCAGCTACTGCAGCAATAGCAACAACATTTACTTTTGAATCATTGATACATTTAAAAGCTGGAGTTGAATATGCGATTGTGGTATTATCCAATTCGCCTGAATTTTTCTTATGGCATTCAGAGGTTGGTGGAGATGATGTATTGACAGCTAAGAGAATAACAAAGAACCCTTACACTGGGGTAGCTCTTAAATCTCAAAATGCTTCTACTTGGACGCCTGACCAAAATAAAGACTTTAAATTTACAATGCGATATGCTAGATTTAGTGAAGATGCTTTAGGCACCACAATCTATAGTAGAGACGTTGGTAACAGTTCACAGAATACTGCTTACGGAAATTTTGCTACTCATCTTCCCGCTAATGTGTATGGAGCTGCTTTAAGTTCAAGTAATAAGTTGAGAATTGATACTATTAATTTATTTGCAGAGACAGTATCTTTACCTGAAACAGGAATATCATATTTCTTAAAAACTAAATCTACTACAGGTGGGTCGGTTACAACGTATGCAATTGAACCAGGTACACAACTAAATCTGCATAATACTTTACACATTGAGGCAGCGGATCAGTTAGAATTACATTGTACTCTATCAACAGCTAATCCATTCTTAACACCGGTTTTAGATACTACTAGATTATCGCTATTAACATTTGCTAATACAATTAGTGCTCCTACTAAGCTTAACTTAGAAAGTGTAACTGATACAGGACCCACACCAAATGTTACTGGAGAATTATCACCAAATCACGGTTCAGCGACTGCAAGGTATATTACAAAACTAGTGTCATTAGCAAACAATGCTTCTAGGTTAGACGTTTATGCCGATATATCTAGACCGTCTGCGGGGTGCAATGTTCATGCATATGCGAGATTCGTAGAAGATGGCAATTTTATTAAATTAGATTCAGCTACTATTCCAATCAGCGAAGGTTTTAACGAAGTACATTTTAGAACACCAGACTCGTCTGCATCAAACGAAATTAACTTTGAAAAATTCCAAATTAAATTAGTTATGGTTTCGGGCGACAACACAAATAGCGCAGTTATACCTAGATTAATGAACTTTAGAACAATAGCGACATCATAATGGCAGAATACTTACAAGTTGAAGATAATCCTGGTTTAGTTAGAGAAAAACATACTAAAGCTGTTATAAATACAGACTATACAGCATACGAACAATATATGGAGAAGAAGCAACACCTAAGCAAAAAAGACGAAGAAATTTCAGATTTACAAAATCAAGTATCAGACTTAAGAGATATGGTTTTAAAATTAGTCGAAGGTGGAGCTCTGAACCAAAAAGGAAAATAAAATATGACAATAGGCGGAAATAACACACCAGCAGGTGGAGCAGCAGGGAGAGAACATAATACTCCTACGTATACTTCATTGACTCTACAGACGGATTTAACGGGAACACTTCCAGTTAATTACGGAAGTACGATTTTGGCTGCTGATAGATTAGTATTTCCAAGTGGAGGCTTATCTACAACCTCAACTATTGATGATTTTCGTAGAAACTTTAATCAACTTGCAACTGACTTTAATACAGAAATTGATAGCCTTCAATTACAAATTACTAGAAATGATACTGACCTTGGAGTTGTAGCTACTAAGTTGGGCGAACATGATGCTGATTTAATCGCAACCGCAAAAGATTTAGACCAAAGAGCATTTAGAAATTTATTGATTAATACTGGAGCTGGTTTATCTGGTGGAGGCGACCTAGAAAGTGATAGAGATTTAGTTCTAAATATTGCAACGACCTCCGAAAGAGGTGGTGTTGTATCAGCAAATACTGCTACAAGTGCAGCTCATATTAAAGTTGAGTCCGCCGGAACAATGACGGTTCTTGATGATGCGATCGCATTAGGAACTAAAACCACTGGAAACTATGTGGCGGAGATTGCAGATTCTGGTTCAACCGACATTATAGTTAATAATAGTGGAACAGAAACCGCCCTTGTTACTTTAGGCCTTACCAATACGGTTGCATCTCAAACATCTTCGTTCTTAGGAGGCTTATCAGGTAATACAGTTACTCTTCCTAAAATTAAATTTGATACTAGAGGTCGTATAACTGGTAAAGGTACAGCAACTTTTCAATCTGCTAATAATTCATCTATTAATGTAAATGGTGTAAATGGATTAACTGGTACAAATAATTTTACTCTCAACCAGACAGGTGGAGCTACACTTCAAATTTCTCACGCAAATATAGCATCTGGTGTTACTGATAAGTTAAATTCACCTAATGATATTACTGCTTATAATGATACTCAGTCTGGTACTGATATTGTTCATCACACATTCCCAATTATTAGAAAATTAGGAGTTGATGCCTATGGTCATATTGATGAATTAATAACTACTGATTTAACATACGGACTTTCAAATTCTCCAAGAGGCGGGTATGCTGCTGGTGGAGAATACCATATTAATGTTCCTCGCGAATCGGACTTCATGCAAGTCGAAAAGAGAGTAACAGCTATGGCGGCTGATATAAACGAAAAGATTGAATTAGTAGGCGGAGTAGCTACCATATCTAAACCAGTTGAAATCGATAATAATTTAGTTGTCGATGGTGGTAATTTTACTATTGAAAATGGTGGGACTGAACAATTTAAGGTTACTAACTCTAGTGGTGAAGTCCAAATTGCAGGAGACGTTGGTATCGGAATTACAGGTACACCTCTTGCTCCTTTACATATAGACCAAACCACTGGTGGTGAACCTGCACTTGTACTTCAAGGTGCAGACCCTACATTATATTTCTACGACGATACAAATCCAACTAACTCAATGAAGTTAGCTTACAATGGAAGTAGCAACGCCGGCCTAGAGTTCCGAGTATTTAATAATGACACATCCGCGATTGGTTTAACCGCATTGGCTATTGACACATTAGGTAATCTAACTTCTGGTAATGATATCATCGCGGGTGGCAACATTTCTGGCCATGGTGCCTCATTAACTGGTACATTAGTGGTAGCAGGAGATAGTGCTCTTAATGGAAACGTAGACATAACATCTAAGCTCAGACACCACGGAGATACCGACACATATCTTGAATTTACAGCAGGTGGAAATATTCAATTAGTAAATGAAGGTAATACTGGGGTTCATGTAAATGCCTCCGGCCAGGTTGGTATAGGAACTTCATCAATCTCTCATAAATTGGATGTTGACGGAACTTTAAGAGCTACTGGTGCTATAACCGGTGATAGCAATTTGACAGTTAGTGGAAACCTAACAGCAAATGGTAGCACTCACACCATTGGTAATGCTGCAACAGATTCAGTAACTCTTTCTACTAATTTCACCTTCCATAAGGAAGCAATGAAGATTACTGGAATGAATGATTATAGCGGTAATGATACACCTGCTGGCGATAATTATAGAGTATCACTAAGAACTTTTGAACCAGGTGATTTGGATAATGGTAATAAAACTCCAATTCATGGTTCAGGCACTACAAGTGATTATATAGTATATGAAAAATTAGATGGTAATGCTGATCGGGCCGACGGTGGATTCGCATGGTATTCTACAGCCCTAAGCAATGACAACACCACCTTCAATACCGAACAGTGGATGCGATTAAAGCATAATGAGTTTTTAGTTAATCAACCATTAGTGGTCGGAAGTAGTAGCGCTGCAAAGAATTTAACAGTTAGTGGTAATACCAATATTAGTGGAAACTTAACAGTAGACGGAACTCTGGATGCTGAAGGTATTACCGTTGGTGGAGCTCTAGATACAGTAACATCATTAGGATTAACTGGAGCATTAACTTCAACTGATTCATCAGATGCATCAAGTGCAACCGATGCCACTGCTGCGATTAGTACAGATGGTGGATTGGCTGTTACGAAAAAAGGATTTTTTGGCCAGGCTCTAGAAACTGCTGGAGCTTTCACTTCAGGCGGAACAATAACAGGAACAACATTCTCTGGCTCTGGTGCATCGCTAACTAATTTACCAGCTACATCTTTAACAGGAACTATTAATAAAGCTAGATTACCATCTGCTACAGATATTACAAGCGTAGGTACAATATCATCTTTAACAACAACTGGTACAACCACTCTGCAAGGAGACGTTACAGTTGGTACTGCTGACCTCACTGATGAAAACCTTATTCAATTCAATGGCACTACTAGTGACGCATTAAATCATACTGTACTTGCAAATAGAATTTACGAAGCCGGCACCGAAAAATCAGAACTACTGTTTTTCAAAGGTAATGATTCAGGTACAGCCCCAGGGCCTGACAGAATAAGACACAGGGCTGCTCAGCATGTATTCCAAACATATACTTCACGAGAAACTTATACTGGTGGAAGTGCTGATGCTGCGCTAGGTGATGATAATACTCGATTAATCATTACTACAGCCGGTGAAGTGGGTATTGGAACTGATGCACCCGGTCACAAATTGCATGTACAAGGAACTCACGCGACTGACTCGATTCGAGCATTTGTTGAAAATACTAGTACAGGACAGGCAAGTTTAGACCTACAAAATAGTGAAGGCCATTTTAGACTTATTAGTGATGCAGGGCAATTTAGAATTTACGATCAAACCGATGCCGCTGAAAGACTTTCAATTCAATCAACTGGTAGGGTAGGTATTGGAGTTGCAGCTGCATCCCATGCATTAGAGGTTCGTAACCAAGGGGACATTGCAATTTACCACACCGAACCTGAAATTAGATTTTATGAAACTGATCTAACCGGTGTTAACAATAATCCATATAGATTATTAGCTACAGGTGGAGAGTTTAGAATTAGAAAATCTACTGCAGACAACGGCTCAGTTAGTGGTGAAATAGATTTCATTCGTATACAACAAGATACGGATATGTTTATTGGGACTCCATCTAACCCTTCGAATGCGTATCCAATTGCTATTGTTACTAACCCTTGGGATTCAAATACTTCACCATCAAACTCCTATATCCAAACAGGTCTTAACAGATTTATTATAGGTGCCGAAAATTTATTTACGGTTGATGGTAGACCGGGCACGAACAATCGGACGATACAATTTGGTGTTACTACTAACGCGATCGACGTAGTATCAGAAAATACTGATGGCAATAATTTTAGCACAGATACTGACCCGGGCGACGGAAATACAAATGTCGGCTTTTGTGTTAGAAGAATTGATGGCGATGATAGAGGTGTAATCAATTATATCTCAAGACAAGATGGCTCTTGCTTAATTTTAAATACCAATGAAAGCGGCAATATAATTGATTTGAATGTGGCTGGTAACCAACAAGCACGGATATCAGCTGCTTCGGGCACGGGTTCGCCATTTATTTTATCGACTCGCACAACAAATAGTAGTACGATACTTGACAGATTATCCGTTGCAGGTTCTGGTACTGTTCATGTTAATAGCCAGACAATTATAAAGGACGAAGAGTCAGCTATTGATGGAGACCCGAGTGCAGTACTTCACTTGAGAAGTACTTCATCTGACCATTTAAGATTAGAAACTGCTGCTGGTGGACATCTTGGAACAATCGATGTTGACCCATCAAATGGTATGTACATCGAAACTCATGGCAGCGCCAATAGAGTAATAAGACTACGACCAAATAATACTGACAAACTTGTAGTAACAACAACTCAAATCCGAGTACTTGACCAATTAGATGTTGAGGATACTACAGATTCTAATGCAACTAATACTGGAGCTGTGATTGTAGCTGGTGGTGTAGGAATTGCTAAACAACTTAGAGTTGGAAGTCACTTGGTGGTCAACGGTAATTCAATTTTAGGAAATGCAACTTCTGATACAACAACAATTAAAGGTTCATTATCAGTTGCTGATGGTAACTTTGATGTTGACTCATCAGGTAATATTACAGATGTAGGAGATATAACTTCAGATGGTCAGATACAATGTACATCCTTAATTCAGAACGGAAATGACCCTACATTAAACTTTGGAGTATTTAACGGTGATTTATTTGTAGGAGATAACACAACTACAAGACAATTTGCTGTTGATAGCACGACAGGAGATATATTTACATACGGCAAAACGACCACAGTAGGAAAATTAACTGTTGGTACTGATGGTATAGAATTTAGTGATGGTTCTACGCTAACCTCCTCTACGCTAACAATTAGAGGTAAAGTTAAGAAATTGCCAGAACCACCACTCGGGGCTAAACACAGTGTTAGGGATATGAAAGCTCAATTGCATTTCATTTCCCAAGACGACGAATGGACGGCGTGGGGTGGGGATAGATATGCGATAGATACATCTGGTGTAAGTAGGGAGCACAAGCACACAGCGCCGCACCAAATACAGCTTCCTCACGGTGAATTAGCAGATAAAATTTACAAAACATCTGAGCGATCCTGGCATTGTATAACAAAAACTGGTAGATTATACGGAATTGGTTATGGACAACAGCTGGGAATGTCCTTTGATACCAGACCCGACGGACATAACGTTCTTTCTGGTAGTGCACGAGACTTAGACTTTACCGATGCCGAGTTAGGATATGCCATTGGAAAAAGTGGTAGAACATCAGCCATGACCACCACCGAACAAAATGATAGGGCTGGTAATGATACTATGCTTATGTCGCGGCTATTTACAGATGGTGAAATGGGTGGATATACTCATTTCCCAGTTCGCTGTGGTGACGGATTTGATAAAAGCGATGGTACACCATACGTTCAATTTGTTGACATGATTATGGACGCAGCCGGGCACACCGAAACTGCTTTTGGCGCGATAGATACAAATGGAATTGTATGGTTGAATGGTGATACCCAATATGGCGTAATGGGCGATGGCAGTAGTGACGAACAAAGAACTCGAGTCGATACTTTCTATGATAGACCTCTTCAGGACGAAACTTCTAGGGGAGTAACGCGGGCAAATGGCACAAGAGCTACTATTTTAAAGAAAAGATGCGAGCTCGTAAAAGCTGCTTATTATCCGAATCACCCAACTCTTACTGGAGCGGATCAAAGGTCAAATGATGAAACCTCAAGGCTGATACCATTTCGAGGTAAAGACCCCTATCCGTGTAATCCATTGTTGACAGCAAATGGTGGCTTAATTCCTAACCAAAATCCCGCGCTTGCTACTCAAGTTGCGACATTCCAAAAGTCCTTTTTGGTCGGTGGTCAATATGGTACTCATGTTGCCCTTGGAACTGACGGTAAGATTTATACCTGTGGATATGGCGGGAATGGCCAGTGCGGTAATAATTCTTCAGATAATCATAATAGATATTGGTATAATGTTGAAACTGCCACCGGCATAGTACTTGATAATATTGTAGATATATACCATTGGTCTTATAATCAATATTCCTCATTCGGTGCTCGCGATAACCTTGGTCAAATATGGACTTGGGGATACAACGGGCACAATCTTTTGGGTCAAAACTCTGGGACAACCAAAATGCCGTATGCTAGTAAAATCTATGATACCACAGACAGCAATAAATTTCCGTCCCATAATACCCCTGCGGCCGATATAATAAGTTACAACGATTGCCATGATGTTAATCACTTATGTTATATTAAAACAAATGAGACTGTACCAAGATTTTACGCGTTTGGTGATAATTCATCTTACATGGCTGGTGCTGGCCATACAAACGACTATCCAGCGCCTACATTGATGGAACATGGGCCATTTGTAACATCACTATTTAAAATAGTGAAAATAGCAGTTGATGGTGGGTTTTTGACCGGTTCAAACAGTTCATTGAACGCTGAATCTGGTACTACAATGTGTATTACCACTGATATTGCGGACCCAAGTAAATACAGATTATGGGGTGCCGGCTCAGATAGCTACGGGGTTCTTGGACGTAGCGCGCATGATGTTCAATATGGAATTTACACAGACTCTGGATTTTCTGATACTGTTGCAGACGGAGGCGGTGATGTACAGAATGCGAAACATAATCACTCAGAATACTTCGCACAAATACCAATTGATGAGCGAATACTCCCTCTTGTCCGCCAAATTTCAATAATGAATAATAATCAGCAAGCCGGGAATGCTACAGATCACCACCATGGCCAAATGGGCTGCATTCATCTTACGGATGGCAGATGCTATTGGTCAGGTATTATACCGTACAATAAAGATGGAGTAGGCGGGACCGATGGCGAATCCAGCGATTCGTTTGAGCACATTACTGCTTGGACAAAGGGCCTTTGGTCTTCTAATGATTAATAATTAGGCCTCATTAGACTGGCTGAAACATATAAATAGATATATGTCAAAGCCATATTCTAGACAAACATTAGTTGATTATTGCTTAAGAGCCCTTGGGGCTCCAGTGATTGAAATAAATGTTGATGATGACCAATTAGGTGACCGACTTGATGAAGCGCTTCAGTTTTATCAAGAGTATCATTCTGATGCCGTTATTAAACGATTCCGTAAGTATCAACTAACTGCAGCAGATATTACTAATAAGTATATTACTGTGCCTGACACGTATCTTACTATTAGTAGAGTTCTTCCATTTAATTCAAACACTGGCGGGAATGGTGATTTTAACATTGAGTACCAAATGATGTTGAATGACATGTATGATTTGGCTAAGCCCGGCTCTACCATGTTAAACTACTCTATGACACAACAACATCTTGCGTTGATAGACCATATGTTTGATGGTAAAGACCAGACAACAAGATTTAACAGACATATCAACCGACTTTATATCGAATCTAGATGGGGCACAGACCTATTAGAAAATGATATTATAGTGTTTGAGGGTTATGAAGCTATAGTACCAAAGACATCTCATACCGCGGATACTTATGGTTCAGGCTCTGATGCTCAGGCTCCCACAGAAGCTACATCAACGGCAGTTTATAATGATATGTTCTTGAAAAAGTACTTAACCGCGTTGGTTAAAAGACAGTGGGGAATTAATATTAAGAAGTTTGACGGTATGCAATTGCCCGGTGGAGTTACCATGAACGGACAACAAATTTACGATGAAGCTAACGAGGAAATCCTAAAAATAGAGGAAGAAGTTCAACTCAAATATGAAATGCCTCCAGCATTCTACGTAGGATAACGAGATGATATTATGGCAAGAAATACTTATTTTTCACAGGGCTCTGTAGGAGAGAAAGACCTCTACGAGGATATGGTCGTAGAAGCTCTGAGTATTTATGGTCAAGATGTGTATTATATTCCTCGTGATATTATTAGCTCTGATGATATTTTAAACCACACTATCGAATCAAAGTTTTCAAGTTCGTATTTACTAGAAGTATATGTTGAAAACACTGAAGGGTTTGAAGGCGACGGCGATCTTCTTGGCAAGTTTGGTTTAGAAATAAGAGACCAAGCAACTCTAATTTTAGCACGAAGAACATTTCAAAGAGCCACTCGAGGGTCTGATTTAGTTAGGCCGAGAGAAGGTGATTTAATCTACTTACCGTTATCCAAATCTTTATTTGAATTAAGATTTGTAGAACATGAACAACCATTTTATCAACTAAACAATCTTGTAGTATATAAACTATCATGTGAATTATTTGAATATACCAATGAAGATATTGATACAGGTCTTGATTTAATCGACGATGTTCAAAAAATATATGAAAGTACTACAAGTATTGGCATTACCTATACTGCAGGTACCACCGCGAGATTCCAAATCGGAGAAGAGGTTAATATTGCATTCGCGGACGGGTCTACAGGAACTTCAGAGGTGCTTGGTTTTGACGAAGATCAGAGTCCAATAATTTTAAATCTTGGTACATTAACAGTTACTGACGGCAGTGTTAATACACTTATAGTCGGAGATACTATAACCGGGAGTAAATCTACTGCAACGGCTGCAGTAACGACTGAGGTGGATAAAACTTCAGAAACTTATTCGGCTGATGCCTTTGACGATTCGGCCGACTTTGAAGCGATAAATAATAACTTTATTGACTTTAGCGAGTTTAACCCATTTGGAGAACCTAATGCTTAGCGGAACACATTTTTACCACGCCACTATAAAAAGAATTGTATCAGTGTTTGGTACACTCTTTAACAATATTACTATAGGTAGACACAGTGGCGATAAGATTTCTAATATCCAAAAAGTTCCTATTTCTTATGGTCCTAGGGAAAAATTTATTTCAAGAATGAATAAAGATTTAGATGGTACTAAGATAGCAATTAAGTTGCCACGGATGTCATTTGAGATAACTTCTATTGATTACGATACAACAACTAAATTAAACAGACTAAATACTACCTTAACATCCGGTAGTAATAACTCTCCTAAAACTAGAAATAAAATGTATCAAAGTGTTCCTTATACAATTGGAATGCAATTAAATATTTTAGCACGAAACCAAGAAGACGCTCTTCAAATTGTTGAACAAATTATACCAACCTTTTCACCAGAATACACTGTTACGATAAAAGACATTGAAGGGCCAGGTTCTAAAACAGATGTTCCTTTTATATTAAATAGTGTTACATTTAGTGATGATTATGAAGGTGACTTTCAAGGAAGACGAACACTTACATATACTTTAGATTTCACTATCAGAGCTAGATTTGCACCTAATACATCAGTTGCATCTATAGTTAAAAAGGTCGAAACTGATATCGCAGATTTTACGAATGTATCAATCGCAGATGCTAGACCTATGAGTACAATAAATGTTTCACAGGATTCACCATCAGCTCCAATAGATACGTTTGTAACTTTAATTGATCCCGTTGATGTTCATACAGTAGACTTAGTTTATAAAGATGTATCATTAAGTGGAATAAACCCATTAAATAGATTAGTTGCAATCTCAATCGCTAGTGGTGATACTGCAGATTTCGATAGAGTAGAAGACGAAGACTTTAGCGCGAGCATATCAAATCTAACTGGTACTGCCAGCGGAAGTGGTATCGAAGGGCAATTTTCAGTTAGTACAGATGGATTAACTGGAGAAACCACGGGCATTACTTTGCTTAATCAAGGGAGTGGATATATTGCAACCGAAACTATTACAATATCTTCTGCTCCATATAATAATACTAATTTAGTTTTGACTGTTGATAGCGTATTTGATGGTACTGGCACAGAAGCAGCAGGAGCGATTAATACATTTTCCATTACAAGTGGAAACGCAGCTAATTCAGACGTAGCAGCTACTCATAATCCAATATTTACAAAAAGTCAACTGCAAACTGAACCAGTATTAAATAGCCCTAATGACTCGCCTGGACTACATGGTCGAGAAGGTTTAGTATCAATTACCTTAGATAAAACTGGTTTAATTACCGGAGTTACAATAGATAATGGTGGCTACGATTATAATACTTCACAACAAATTAAACTGGGCCCGTTAAGATTAGGAGAAACTGCAGCTACATTCCTTTTAGAAAACTTAACACATACTGGTGGCAATGGAAGTGATGCTCAGTTTTTTGTAACGTTAAATGGTATAGATGGTTCTCTTTCTAATCTAGGTGTTCAGACACCCGGTACTGCGTATCAAGTCGGTGATGATTTGACAATAGCAGGAAATTTACTTGGAGAAAATTCTCCTGGCGCTTCTGCACCAGCAACGGATTTAGTTATTAATGTAGATACTATTGATAGTGCAGGAGGCGTGGAAACAGTTTCAGTAATAAGTGGTGCTGTTGCCGATGCAGATAGAGTAGACGCTAAAAAGTTTGAATATGATAGTCCTTTCACCGAATTAGTAATGAACATAACAACCACTGATAGTGTAGCTATATCGGGTACTTATCAAAAGAGTGGTTCTTTAAATAATAAGCCAAAATATATTCATAGTACTAGTAGTGGTGTAGAGATATCATACGCAGGTACTCAATGGGAATTAAAACAGAGTGGAGAAGTATTAGCAATTAATACTAATAATTCGCCAGCATATAATATTCCATTTACAGACTGGAATGTATTGGGTAGAGATACTGAATCAATGATATTTTCAACAACAGAAAATACTGAGTTTACTATAGGTGAAAAAATCGAAGGCAATATTACAACTGGAGAAGCAATTATTTTATCTAGTAATAATAGTACAATTACAGTAAATAATTTAGAACAAGCATACGTAGAAGATGAGATAATTATTGGAGCTGATTCTGGCAATACAAGGACTGTATTTAAAACTACTTTAGCATAATGAGTGATAAACTTGACAAAATAAATAAGGCATTGGTTTCTAACGCAAGACCATTAGTTCCTATTCAAAAAGAAGTTAATCTTACTGATGATGCTGAAGAAGATTATAAGATTGCTCGAGACAATTTAAAAAGCTTACTTGATAAATCTGACGAGGCTCTTGACCACATGATGCAGGTTGCGGTTGAAGCTGAGCATCCCAGAGCTTTTGAAGTTCTTGCAGGAATGTTTAAAACCTCTGCCGATGTAACTACTCAATTAATTGATTTACAAAAGAAAAGACACGAACTTGATAAACTAAATAATGAACCGACTGAATCTAGTGGCGTCACGAATAATAACCTCTTTGTCGGTTCGACTTCTGAACTTCAGAAAATGCTGGCGAAGAAGGTAGATAATGACTGACGGATATAATGGAAACTCTCTAGTTAAGAGAGACGGTGTAACTCATAACTACACCAAAGAAGAAATCACCGAATACCAAAAGTGTATGAGTGACCCTGTGCACTTTGCTAAGACATATGTGAAAGTTATTAATCTTGATAAGGGGCTGGTTCCGTTTGACTTATATCCATACCAAGAAAAAATGTTTGAGCATTTCAATGATAACCGGTTTAGCGTTGTTCTTGCATGTCGTCAGTCTGGTAAATCCATTTCATCTGTTGTTTATATTCTTTGGTATGCAATCTTTCACCCCGAAAAAACTATTGCAGTACTTGCCAATAAAGGCGCGACTGCAAGAGAAATGCTGTCTCGAGTTACATTAGCTCTTGAGAATCTTCCGTTCTTTTTACAGCCAGGTTGTCGAGTATTGAATAAAGGTTCACTTGAGTTCTCTAACAACTCAAAGATTATTGCATCGGCTACATCCGCATCTTCTATTCGTGGGCAATCAGTTAATTTACTATTCCTTGACGAGTTTGCTTTCGTTGAGAATGCTACGACTTTCTATACCTCGACTTATCCCGTAATCTCATCTGGTAAAGAGACTAAAGTTATTATCACATCTACTCCAAACGGAGTTGGTAATATGTTTTATAAGATATGGGAAGGTGCAGTTCAGAAAGCAAATGAGTTCGCTAACTTCAGAGTTGATTGGTGGGATGTACCTGGCCGAGACGATGCATGGAAGAAACAGACGATATCAAATACATCAGAGACTCAGTTCATTCAAGAGTTTGGAAATCAGTTTGTTGGTAGTTCTTCTACACTTATTACTGCAGATTGCCTTCTTGGTTTAAAAGCTAAAGAACCAATTAAAACTGTTAGAGATGTTAAGTTATACGAACTGCCACAAGAAGGCCATGAATATATAATGGTGGTCGATGTTTCAAAGGGCAGAGGGCAAGACTATTCTACATTCAGTATAATTGATATGTCTTCAAGACCGTTTAAACAGGTGGCAACATTTAGAGATAATATGATTTCGCCTTTACTATTTCCAGACATTATTGTACACGCTGCTAATTATTATAATGAAGCTATTGTAGTAATTGAAAGTAATGACGCTGGGCAAGTAGTATGTAA